TAAAACTGGCGCAGGCCGAGCTCAAAAAGCAAAACAAATTTTACCGCCGTCAAAAACGCAAAACTGTGTTTGTGGCAATAGCTGGGCCAGCGTTAACAGCTGCGGCATTTCTGTATTTAAAAAAGTAATTTTTAAACCATGGTAACGACGCTGCTGTCGCTACCATACAAAACGCAACAATATGAAAAAACTATTTTCATTAATTATTTTAGCAATAGTTTCTTTCTCTGCCACAGCGCAGGAGACTGTAACTATTAGTCCAACATGGGGGCAAAGTTTTAAATGGGCAAATAATACTTTATGGGTAATTATAGGGGTTGTATTAATTGCCGCTGCAATTGCCTTGTTTGTAAAGTTTAAAGACAATGGCCTTCGTGGTGTATTGGCAGGCGGTGGCTTATTAATTGCTTTGGGTCTCACTTCTATTTTATTAAAACCAATTGGAGTAAAATGGAATAATGATAAAAAAATTGATGCCGTGCATTTGCAAAATGTAGGAGAGCAGCATATTTGGGACAGTCTGAAAAATAATTGCCTTATTGTTGACGGGCCACATAATTGTTATAAATGATAACAGCGCTCACCATATTAGCAATAGCCTGGGTTCCCATAATAACCGCCGCAAAGCTGTGGTACGATTTACGCCTGTGGTTTAACCGTGAAATAAAAGGCACCAGCAACAAAACCGTACAACACAAAGCCGAGTGGTTAATAGTAGCCATAACCACCAGCCCCGCCGTATACCAGCTTAGCACACAAACAGCATTGCCATGGTACTGCAGCATAACCCTTAGCGCTTTAATGTGTGCCATTTTTATTTGGGTGCTTTTTGATGGGTTGTATAATTTATTTAGAGGCTATCACTGGTGGTACACCGGCAGCGTTGATGCAGACGATGCCACCACCGATAAACTATTACGCAAATACGGCACGGCCGCACACGTAATAAAATACGCCGCCTTTGTAGCAACAATAATTTTTTACATAAAATATTACACCGCATGACAAACACACAACTTTTATCCTGGATAAAGCAGCACCTTGGGCCACACATACAAAAAGCCATTGCCATAACGAAATGTAATTATACTGAGGATTGGCTGGCAGCCATGGCCCGCCGGGAGTATGGCCACAAAATAATGGAGTTTACAAACCGTGGCATGAAGCCAGAAGACATACACCAAATTACCCGTGGCGATTATGGGCAGCGCCCCGGCGAAACAGAAAAACAATACCACGGCTTTGGATATTGGCAAATTGATATACACAGCTATCCTGATTTTATAAAAACCGGCAACTGGAAAGACCCATTAAAATGCTGTATAAAAGCCATTGAAGTACTAAACGAAAAACGTGATTTTATACAGCGTAAAACACCCGGCATTGCAGGCACCCTGTTAGAAGATGCCGTAACCGCAGCATACAATACCGGGCAGGGCAATGTGGTAAAAAGCATACAAGCCGGCCGCAGTGTAGACAGTACCACCTTTAATAAAGATTACGCAAAATCTGTACGTAAATACCGTGCAGAGTACAAAGCGTTAAAATAGCTGCAAAGCAAGTTTTTTCATAAGCGTTTCATTAATTTTAGTGTGAAAGAAAAACCCCCTGTTTCTACAGAGGGTTTTCTATTTGCGCCGGGGGTAATAAAACATCAATTTAAAAATAAAATCCAATATTTTTTTTAGCCACTTCATGCCCTAAATGTAGGCACAAACTGCCAAATACCTCGGCAAAAAATGTCGCTGCCTGTTGTGCGCAAACCACGTCCTTTTTAACCGTGTTGGTATAAAATAATTTCACGGTGAAAATAAAAATCGTTGCAAACTTTTTTATACGAAATACTGCGGAGCGAATACATGATAGCGCAAACAGCGCTAGATATATATACCGCCGCCGCAACAGATTATCTGGCAGGTAATAAAATTGCAGCCGGTTTATTTAGCGAAATTCCTTTACCTAGCGTACCAAAATCGGTGGCATTAATACCCATAAGCGGTGTAATGACAAAAGCCGATATCTGCGAAAAGCCCGGCACTCTTAGCATTGGCAACCAAATAATGCAAGCCGCCAACAATGCAGATATTAAAAGTATGGTGCTGTTGTGGGAAGGCGTACCCGGCGGGCAGGTAGATGGTACCGAAACGCTGGCCAACATTATAAACACCGCCAAAGCAATAAAGCCTGTATTAAGTGCCACCCGTGGCATGACGTGCAGTGCAGGCGCATGGTGTGCAGCGCAAAGTACAGAGTGGCACGCCACCAGCGCAACAGACCAATTGGCATGTATAGGCGTAATGGCAAGCATGGCAAAAGAGGCAGATGGTAAGTATAAAGTAATAGTAAGCGACCTGAGCCCCGATAAAAATGCCGAAAGCGCCAACCCCGATATTTTACAGCAAAATTATTTACGCCCCGTAACGGTATTATTTCAAAACGCAGTAAAGAAGGGCCGTTCCGGTAAACTTAAAGAAGATACACCAGGTCTTTTAACCGGTGCCACCATTTTAAGCGGTGCCGCAAAAGCAGCCGGGCTTATAGATGGTATTATGCCCATTGAAAAAGTAATACAGCGGGCCGTGTATTTAGGAAACAAACAAGCAAAAACTAATAATAAAATGAGTGCAGAAAACAACGAAGGCACATTTGTTTTTCAAAATGTATTAGCCGCCGCCGGTGCCGAGGCTGCCGTACCCGTTAGCGAAGGCTTTGCCCTTACCGAGCCGCAAATGACGGCATTAGATGCCGCCATTGCCAACAGCGCCACACAGTTAGCCGCCGCACAGCAGCAGTTAGAAGCCGCCAACGAGCAACTGGCCACTGCCAATGCACAATTTCAGGACAGTAACAACCAGCTTAGCGCCGCCAATACCGCATTAGCCGCCGCACAAACAGAGTTGGCAGCATTAAAGCCAAAGCCCGCCCACAGTGCAGACCCTGCGGCTGTTGCAGACCCTGCGCCTGAAAACAAATACCATACATCTTACGATGATGAGTTAAAGGCCTACAAAGAAAAATTTAACATTAAATAACAAAAAGTATAACCAAAAAAATAACACAAAATGGCAGCACCCGATTTATCAGCCCTGTCCACCGGTTTTTTTGAGCTTGGTGGCCCTGTATTTGGAAAAAAAGTTTTGGAGTGGAACCTCCGAAACGACGGCATCCAGATACGCACTAATGTAAAAGCACCACAAAAACTGGTTAAAATGAGTGCCACAGGCAATGTGCGCCCTTATGCCGAAGCCGATCACTTTGGTACCGGTGTTGCCTTTACCAACCGTACTTTAACAGTACGCCAAACAAAAAAGGATTACCCTTTTAATCCTGAAGAGTTCCGCAACACATTACTGGCATCACTTAATCCCAACACTATGGATTTTGTGCCAGAAGCAGTTAACCAGGTAAGTAAAGAGTACTTAAACGACCTTATGGCAAATGCCCTGTATTTGGGTGTTTACAACGGTGCCGGTACCGCTGCTGCCGATACGGTTACCGGTTGGGGTACCATTATTGCGGCAGAAATTACAGCCACCAATATTACCCCGGTAGTAACAGGTGCCATTACCAATGCCAATGCAGTTAGCAAGGTAGATTTAGTGGCAAAAAGTGCCCCGCTGGTTATGCGCCAATTAGGCATGGTGGTTTACTGCAGTTACAGCACTTTTGATAAGTATGCAGAAGATTACCGCAGCAAATACGGTTTTCAATACGTACCATCTTTAACCGGCGGCTATCGTATTGATAACGTAAATGCAGAGCTTAAGCCAGTAGCCTGGATGGGTACCAGCAACCGATTAATTGCTACCATACCACAAAACCTTGTGTTTGGAACCGACATTGAGCAAATACAGATGCATGCCACTCCACACTTGGATATTTTACAAATCCGCCAAAAAATGCCGCTGGGTTGCGAAATACAGGATTTGGGCGTACTGGTTGTAAACGATCAGGCGTAAGTAACAAAAATTATAAATCACCAGCCTGCTTTGCAGCAGGCTGGTATAAAAAATATTTATGGCAGAAGATGTAAAACAACAGGTAGCAGACCTAACCGAAGCTAACCTTAAGCTGCAAACCGAAAAAGATGCAGCACTGGAATTAAATGCCACTTTAGCCGCTAAGGTAGAAGAGTTGGAAGCGAAGTTGGAAAATGCCGCAAAAGCATTACCTGCAGAAGAAGCACCAAAACCAGTAATACCAACCGGCACCTTTACTGTAGAAAAAGTAAAGTACGAGTTTACGCTGGCCGCATTTAACTATGGTGGCGCTGTAATTACAGCAGAAACCGCCTTGGCAGATGAAGCCCTGTGTAAAGAACTGGTGGCAATGGGTGCAGGTGTAATTAAACGTGCCGGCCAATAACCCACAACCATTTTTAAAAATCATTAAAAAAGTATAACCATGCCAAGTGCAAACTTGTATAAAGCAATTACCAAAGCCGATGAAAAAAACACCGGCGCCGGTTACAAAAACGTGGTGTTGTGGGCACCCGTTAGCACATTTTTAAGTATTAAAACACCCACACTTACACCAGCTGTTTTGGGTGATAAAGTAAAAATTACCACCGCCCACACTTTTAATACAGACGAGGGTTTTATTAGCTGGAAGTGCAAAACCAACAGCGTAACCCTTACCACCGAAAGCGTGGGTGATGATGGCGCCAAAAGCCTGTTGCACAAAGCAAGGTTTGTTTTGCTGGGTGATAGTGCCAGCACACAAGAGCAGTTGCAGGATTTTTTAAACGACCAATGCCTTTTTTTATTAAAAGACAGTGATTGCTTAAACACTACAGATTACATACAGCTGGGTGATGAGTGTACGCAGCCCATTGCCACTGTAAATTTTGATGGCAAACTAAGCGGCGTAAACGAAACCGGCTTGAAAGAGTATACGGTGGAAATTGCCACTAAAAGCAAAAAATTCTGGTACAGCAGCACCGTAACATTAAAACCATAACATGGAATTTAAAGTAAGCGAAACCGCCGCAAAATACACGCCCGTTGGCAACATACAACGCATAGTGCACTGCATAAAAAAACAATGGCAGGGCCCTGTGCAGGATATGCCGCTACACGTGGCCGATCAATTGCACCAGGATGGCAGCACCGATGTGCTGCAGCTTAAAAAGCCAGCCAAACAAAGCAGTTAGTAAACAGCATACATGTTTTTTCATTAAGGGGTAAAGGCGTCGCCGTAAAAGCGGCGCCTTTTTTAATACAACAATGGCAAACGTTCCTTACAATAATGATGATATTATACAATGGCGTGATAAAAATTACAACGCAATTGTAACAGAAATTGCCGCCCTTGGCATACAGCACCGCCCCAACAGCCCCAGCCCCAAAGCGCTGGCAAAAAGCATAACTAAAAAACACAAAATAAAAAACGGGTTAATCGTAAGCGTTAGTTACGGGATGCCCCGCAGTGGTATTTTTCGCCACAAAGGTGTGGGCCGTGGCCGTGGTATTAACAGCGGCAAAACCAACCCCGCCCGGTGGTTTAGCAACCCTACCAACCGAAATTTTCCAGAGCTGGAAGAAATTGTGGCCGCCAACGATGCCACCTATGTAATAAACAATTTAACAATAAAGTAAATGGCCGATTTAAGCAGGAAAACAGCCAGTATATACATCAATCACCAAAGCGCCACCGAGGCGCTGGAAAGCCTGCAGGCCAAAGCCAACAAACTTGCCGACAGTATAAAAAAAGGTGAGGCCGCCGGTAAAAATATGGTTAAGGAAATTAACAAACTTAACCAGGTAAAAAACGATATTGCCGGTGTACAAAAACAAATTGATAGTGGCTTGCGCCCCAGCTTTAACCAGCTAAGCGCCACCGTTAGCCGCCTGCGCAATGAGCTAAAGCGCATGAGCGAAGATGCCCCCGGCTATGCTGCAAAGTTTAAAGCCTTTAATGCCGCCAGTACCGAGTTGCAGCGTATGCAAAGCACCCTTAGCGGCATTAATAAAGAAGGCGGCATACTTAAAGGCTTGTTTGCACAAGCCATACCCTTAATAGGCATAGCCGCCGTAACCGGCTTTTTAAAAGGCGCCGTAGACGAAGCGCTGGCAGCAGAACGGGCCACCAGCCGCCTCAACAATACCCTTAGCAATTTGGGCCGCACAGATGCGTTTGACAGGCTTATAAACAAGGCCGAAGAAATGGCCGACACCTTTACGTTTATTGATAATGATGATGTAATAGGTGTTTTTGAGCAGCTAATAACTTACGGTAAACTAACCGAAACCCAAATAAAACAGCTTACCCCTGTAATTATAGACTTTGCCGCCAAAAGCCGTATAAGCCTTGCCGAAAGTGCCAGCGTAATTATAAAGGCGTTGGAGGGCAACGGCAAAGCCCTTAAAGAGTATGGCATAAACATTAAAGACGCCGGCACCGAAGCCGAGCGCTTGAATGTTATTATGACTACCCTAAAAGATAAAGTTGATGGTGCCGCCGCCGCTTTTGCCAACACCAGCGAGGGCAGTATAGCCAGCGCCACACAGCAGTTTGCTAATTTAAAAGAGGAAATTGGCACACAGTTGCTGCCGGTATTAAACCAGCTGCTTACTTTTTTTAAAAATGCCATTTACTATGCCGGTATTTTGGGCAAAGCCATGAAAGCCACTTTTGGCGAAGTTGGCCGTGTGGTAACACCTGGCAATGCAGTAAAGCTGGATGCGCAGGACAATGATAATAACCGTAACAGGCAGGGCATTGTTAACTTACAACTGAGTGAATTAAAGCGCCGCAATGTATCGCTGGATCAGGTAAAGGCTGGGCTGGAAAAAGAAAACCAAAAAGTAACTGAATTAAAACAGAAGTATAACGACCTTATAAAAAATGCTTCTTTTTTCAGCTTTAGTAAAGACCAATTGTTTCAACAATTAAAAAGTGTAAAGCAAGAAATTTTTACAAGAGAAACACAAATAGATGCGGCCAGCCTTTTTATTGATGAGTTAACCAACCGCACATTGGGCATAGCGCCACCAGCCGCCAACGAAAAAAAGGATGCCTCAGCCAAAAGCAAAGAAGCTGTAAAAAAAGTAGTAAAACAGGTTAACGAACTTAAAGAGCAATTTTATAAAGCCGTTAAACTGGCTATTGAAGAAGAAGACGACCCTGCCCCCCGGATATTTGTCAATGCCGCACAGGCAGGTTTTGCCGCTGCCACCAAAAAGCGCCTGGAGCAACTGGCGGCACAGCTGCAACTGGCAACTGGTAAAGAGCGCTTAAAAATAAAATTAGAACAGTTAGATACAGAGCGTGTAATAGAGTTAAACAATACAGAAATAACGGAAGTACAAAAAGCCGCCATACAAAAAAAGTTTAGAGATGCCGCACAGGAGGAAACGCTGGATTATTATTTAAAAATTGCACAAACTGTTATTGATTTTGCACAAAAAGGTCAGGAGTTATTGAATGCCATTGCCGCCGGAAAAAATAATAAAGACGATGCCCGTATTGAAAAATTAACCGCCGCTTACGATGCTGAGGGCAAAGCCAATGCCAACCTGCTTAACCGAAAAATAATTGATCAAGAAACTTACGACCGCAAGCAAAAGCAGCTGGAAGATAAAAAGGAAAAAGAACTGAGTGTAATTAAGCGCCGCCAATTTGAGCGCAACAAAAATGCCGAGCTGGTACAGGCTGGCATAAGCGCTGCCCAAAGTGTGCTAAGCACCATAAAACAATTTGGCCCGCCATTGCCACCAAATATTTTAGGTATACTGGCCATGGGCCTAACCGTTGCTACTAACATTGCCAACATAAACGCCATACGCAGCAAGCAACCCACGTTTGCCCGTGGTGGTGTGTTTGATGGCCCCAGCCATGCAGAGGGTGGCATGCCCGTGTACAGCCGTGGCCGCAAAGTGGCCGAGCTGGAAGGCGGCGAGCCCATACTTAGCCGCAACACTTACAAAAACAACCGCCCCATTATAGATGCATTGCTGCACAGCAGCATGTACCGCAATGGTGCCACCATTGGCGGCATGGTATTGCAACCGCACAGCATGTTAAACTACCCAGCTGTAAACCGCAGCTTTACCGTGCAGCGCAAGTATGAGCGTGGCGGTGTGTTTAATGCAGATGGTGCCATTGGTGGCGATGCATTGGGCAGCATATTGCAGCAGCTGGCACTGCAATTGCAAACACCCATAAGGGCATATTTGCCTTATAGCGATATTAATGCGGCGCAGGAAATTGATAATAAAATAAAAACAGAAACCACGTTTAAGCGTGGATAGTAAAATAATAATTAGTAGATAATAAAATACTACTTAAAGGGTATTGCAGGTATTATTAACCAGCTATACTTTTGTTCTTTGACAGGATGGCTTACATTTGGCGAAAAAATAATTTGTATGAAAAGGAATGTACTTTTTTTAGGATTACTGCTGTTACTTTTTGGCTGCTCATCAAAAATAATATTACCAAAGGGGCAATACCAAACAACGCCAACTATTTACACTACCAATAAACCTATTGACAGTGTGTGGGATAAACTTGTAGACCTGTTTGCACAAAGCGGTTTATCAATAAAAATTATTGATAAAACAAGTGGATTAATTACCAGTGGGGAGTATGAAATACCGGCAGGGTATGAAAATAAATCAGGTGAAATAAACGACCTGAATGCATACATAGTAATACCTATTAGAAAAAACATAGCAACCGGAAAGTTTGAACCAATTACAGGTATTGCAACAGGCCCTTACGCAGTGCACACGCTTGCAAACCCTGTTTATGGGGAGTGGAATGTACGCATTAAAAAAAGTGATACTGGCGGCACGGTAGTAAATATTAACCTGGTTAACCTGCATTATTTTGCTGGTAATGCTAAACTTAGGCTGATAGGTTACAAAAGCACTGGTGTATTTGAAAAAAAGATTTTTGATATTATCAAATAATCTATACTTTTGAAGTGCAAAGAACTTAAAGGTTAATTCTTCCCACGTTACGTGGAAAAATTAATCAACAATAAATACGGAACTCTACCCCTGTATCATGCTTGTAATGGGCATGTAATTAACCTTTATGGTTCTTTGCAGCAGGAAAGGGAGTTCCGTTTTTAATAAAAAATGTTTTTTATGCAAAGAAAAACAGTTTTAGCCCCGTTACCACCGGTAACATTAAGCGCCGAAGATTTTGGCGGCAAAACAATTGATGAAGTTTTTAACAATGCCAGCGGCAACCACGGCGTACTGCAAGACAAGCTGTTTGAAATGCTTATGTACACCATGGCCAGCCCTGAGTTTAACGGGCACAGCACGCTTTATAAAGAAGGTATGTTGCTGGCCTACCGCCGTATGAGTGTATTAATTTCTGCCTCCGAAATGAAACGGAAGCAGGACAGGAAAAAGTAGTACACCCATTTAAAAAATGTAAGCCATCGCCAAAAAGCGGTGGCTTTTTTGTTGCTAACCCTGTCCTGTGTTTTGGTGTCTACGTATACTATTTTGCAGGTATGCAGCAATGTTATATAAGCGGAAAAATTACCGGTATGGAAGATGAAGCGGCTGTATTATTTGCAGCCGCTGCTCAATACCTTTTTTTAATGGGCTATGCGCCCGTTAACCCTATGAAGCTGCCGCATGTGCATGATAAAACATGGCACAGCTACATGAAGGAATGTATAAAAGCATTGTGCGATTGTGAAGTGTGCTACATGCTTAAAAACTGGAAAGAAAGCCCCGGCGCTATTGTGGAGTGGGAGCTGGCACGTAAGCTGGGTTTAACAATATTGTATGAGTGAGTTTATTAGTGTAAAAGAAATGATGGACAACATACGCAGCGGGGCTGTGTTTAGTCTGCGTTTTGTAACATTCGATTTTAAAAAAGGCCGTGGCGGTGCGGTTAAAGAATATTTAAAAGCCACACTGCACCGGCAGGGCAGGGGTGCAGAAAAAGAAACGAAGGAGGTTATTTTATACAACATAAAAAACCCCAACCATTTTGAAAACGGCACCATTAATATAAAAATATTGGCCACCAACGAAATAAAAAAAGTGCACGTAATGCTGATAAGAAATTTTAACGGGGCTACAGTAAAATAAAAAGTATGTCTAACAATATTATACAAGCCGAAGCCGATACCATGCAGTTTGCCGCATTTAGCAACGGCACTGTAATGAAACTGAGCGACAGCGCAGATTTTAAAGACCCTGTTAAAACAGAAAACACCCCCACCATGTACGATTGGGCACCATGGGGCAGCAGCGATAAAGACCCTATTACCTGGGTGGAGCTGATGCGTAAATGTGGGGTGCTTACCGCCGGTATTGAAGGCAAGGCCCGTATTGCAGTGGGCAAAGGCATGCAGCCGGTATTTATTAACGGTATTGATAAAGAGGGCAGGGAAGAACTGGAATTTTTAAATGATATTGATATTGCCCGGTGGATGGAAGATAACCAGGCTTTCAGGCAAAATATTGCAGCGGTACGCAGCCTGCTGGGCTGGGGCTGGGTGCACATGCGCATTCGGCTGGATAATGAGGGTAAACACATTGCCCGTTTTAAAGTAGATGACCCGGTAAAATGCCGCATGGGCCGCAAGAACAAAGCCACCGGTAAAATTGAGTATACCTATTACAGCCCCAATTTTGGTACTGGTGTTTCTATTGATAAAAAAGATACATCGGCCATAAAAAAAATACCGCTGCTGGATGAGGGGGAAGAATTGGATCACCTGCAGCAATTGATTGAAGATGGTACCAAAATAAGGGAGTTTAGTATTATTTACCGAGGCCAGTTAGATGGGCAGGAGTATTACCCCTACCCAGCATGGTACCCAGCAAAACAGTGGGTAGAAATGGCGGGTAAAATACCCGAAATGAAAGTGGCGATGATGAATAATGAAATAACCATTAAGTACATCATCAGCATCAGCCCAAAATATTTTGAACTTACAGACCCTAAATATATAAGCTACAGCAAAGAAAAAAAGTCTGAGGCTTTTGTAAGCAAAGCCCATGAAATTAGCGACATACTTTCTGGCACCAGCGGCAGCCATAAAAGCATTGTTAATGCCAGCTATTACAACCCCGTTACCTCCAAAGAAGAAGAAACCATTAAAATTACTGCGGTAGATGATAAGCTGAAAGATGGCAAACTATTGGTAGAAAGCAGCGCCGGTAACAAAGAAATTTTATTTGCTTTAATGATTAACCCTGCCATATTGGGGGCCAACACTTTTGGCGGTATGGATGGCGGCGCTGGCAGCGGCAGCGATATACGGGAGGCGTACCTGGTGCAAATAATGCTTATGGAGGCTGAAAGACAAATGAACAGCCAGATATTTAACCTGGTAAAACACATTAACGGCTGGGCCGCAAAATACCCAGATAACAATCTGCAGTTTAGATACCCCAACAGTGTATTAACTACGCTTGATACTGGTGGTAGTACTAAGCCTGCGGTGTAAAATAATTAACCATGCCACTATTTAAAACACAAGCGCAAATACGGGAATTTATAAAGGTGAGTTTTACCACCACCGATAGCAGCCTGCCCAAACAGATAAGCGCTGAGGAAGAATATATTATACCCATTATTGGGCAAACAATTTTTAATGGGTTACAAACAGAAGCTAATGGCAGCCCTGGCTTAAGCACGGCAACGCCGTTGCTTAAAAAAGTGTGGGCGGCACTGGCATATCTGGCTTACTATAAAGAGTTGCCGTTTATTAATGCACAGCTTAGCGAAAGCGGCGTTAAACAGGTTAACACCGATAAATTCCAGAGTGCTTACCGGTGGCAGTATAACGAGTTGAAAGCGAATATTGAAAACGAAGGCATGGCTGCGCAGGAAAGGTTACTGCAATACATGATTGACAACCACAGCAATGATACTGCATGGACAAACAGCGACGCATACAAGCGCCTTAATAAAAACCTACTGCGTACCGGTACCGATTTTAGCCGCTACTTTACCCTGCTGCATAAACACCGCTGCTTTTACCACCTGCAGCCCATTGTGCAGGAGATTGAAGATTTTTTTATCATCCCATCGTTAGGAGACTCGTTTTTTACCGCATTAAAAACCGCTGCCACACCTACTGATGATGAAAAGGTGGTGATTGATTTATTAAAAAAAGCAACGGCTAACCTTACTATTTATCAGGCATTAAAAAAACAAACGGTTATACTGCGGCCAGAGGGTGCCATTGTTACGCTGGGTGCTGCTGCTGATGCATACAATGCAGGCGAAGGCAATGCCCCGCAGGCTGATAAAATGGCAAGTGCACACAGCATTTATAACGATGGCAGCAGCTACTTAACGCAGGCTATAGATTATTTAAACCAAAAGGCCAGCAGTACCGTGTTTGCAACATGGTTTACCGGCCCTAAATATATTGACCCAACCGCCACCGTTAGCAGTGTAAATACTGATTTAAAGGGGGTTTTTGTAATGTAAAATGCAGCAAATTATTATACATAAAAATCGCACCATTACACTTCCTCAAAATATAAATGAGTGCAGCCAGTTGCAGGTAATTGCTATTACGGCACTGCTGCAGGTAAAGGTAAAAGCCATTACCGGGCTGCTGTTTGCCCTGCGCATTTTAAGCGGCCTCAACTGGTGGGGCTGGCTTACTTTAAAGGCACAACATAAAGAGGCGCTGTTGCAGCATATAAAATGGATTTATAATGATGAGCTGCAATTGACTAACCAGTTTATGCCAAAATACCGTGGCTTTTATGGCTGCAAAACAGAATTGGATAATTTAACACTGGCAGAGTTTTACGCCACCGAAAAATATTACACCATGTACCAAGCTGGCGATGATACGGCGCTGGATTTATTGTGTGCTGTACTGTACCGCCCCGGCAAACCTTTTTACAATAAAACAAAGGATATTGATGGTGATTGCCGCAAAAAATACAATGCCAACCTTACGCCGTACTATGCTGGTATTATTAGCCGGTGGCCATTGGCAGTAAAGCAAAGCATTGCCTTTTTTTACGATGGCTGCCAGCGGCAACTGGTGGCCAATAACCCAAAACTATTTACCAAAAACAGCGGTGGCGAGGCCAGCGATGGCGATTTGTTTGTGTTAATACGTGGGCTGGCCGGTGGCAAATACGGCACGTTTGAGCAGGTAGAAGGCATGTACTTACATACAGCCATGTACGAAATGAATTGTTTAATTGAAGAAAGGGAAAAAGCAGAGGCAGAACTAAAAAAAGTATAACCCATGAGCCTGTATAAAGAACGTGAAAATTATTTAAAAGCAATGTGCGCCGGACACCCCGTGGTGCTGCATAGTGCTGCAAGGGCCGATGGTAGTTTACGCAAAAGTTTTTTTCGCATAAATGATGAGGAAGAACTAACGGCAGAAATGTTTAATGCAATGGATTTTCCCTGCGTAGCGCAAATGCAGTTTGATGGCCGGTTGCATGATAATGGTAAAGGGCTTATTGATATTCGGCACCGTATTACAAATACCTGGTGGTTTTTACAAAAGGTGGAGGTTAACGATGGTGGTGATGATAATGGAAGGGTAGACCGTATGAGTGATGCGTATGATTTGACCTTTGCTATTATGGAAGATTTTATACGCAGCATGGTTGCTGAGTATGAGGCCAATGGCAGCTGTGGCATTTTTACGGCTTTTGATTTGGATAGAATAAGCTGGCAGCGCCTTAGCCCTGTGGAAGATTATTGTGTGGGTTGGGAAATGACTTTTGATGATGAAGTGGAGGCAGACCGCATTACCGGCGGCAGCCCTACCGATGTAGGGGATATAGACATTAGCAATACTGCTGTAGAGCCAGAAATTATACATTTTACCAACGAAAGTGTAAAGCAGGTATTGTGGACGGCTATACGAAAACAAAAATATGGCAGCATGCCAACTGTGCAGGTATATATACTAGTGGATGGTAAATACCAACTAAGCACTGTGCAGCCGGTGTTAGATGTGCCGCCGCCTAATTTTAGCCGTATGGATTTTGATTTTGGCGGCAGCAGTACGGGTTTTATACTGATAAAATAAGGTATGCCGTACACGAGTGCGACGCAACGATGATGCCATGAAAAACAAATGACGGGCTCAAAAAAAAAATAAATAATGTTAGTAGCAACACACAGGCCGCATAAATTAAGTTTTACAAAAAACCCCATTGTGTGGCGGTTTATTACCAATAATTTAACCGACGCTGGTTTGCGTATTGAGGTTAAACTGGTAATGTATAATGAGGTTGGCAGTCCGTTTAAAGAGTATATTGTTAGTGCCAAGCCGGATGCTGCTGGTGCTGCTACGTTTGCGCTGGAAGATATTATAGACAGCATGATTGAATATAAATATCCAGCAGCGGGTACAATTACAAAAAGTGAAAGTATTAAAAGGGTAAATTTATTTTACCGGCGTATTACTAATGCGGCACCTAATCCTGATTTTTCAATTTTGCCAGAGGAAACAGATTTATATGTGATAAAGGGCGGCATTGAAAATTTTTATTGGGATTACAATAATTATTTTATCAACTGGCACACGCCAAATAAGCCATGGGCAACATGGTTTCCGCAAAACCGTTTTGTGGCTATTGATGATGAGTTTTACATTAGCCTGCTTTTTGTAAACGATTTTGCTTCGCCTGATTTAGACCCCCGGCACATTCGCACTATTGCAGAGTTTACGGATGGTACCACGGCTACTGTTGATACACCTTTTGTATATGAGGGTCTTTATTTAATGTACAACATAAAGGCTAACGCCAAAGCCCTGGGCATTACGGCTATTGTGGCGGCGGGCCGCACTTTGTACCGGTACAAAATGCAGGTGGTTAATACATCGGTGCCCAGCATTGTTTATAGTGATGTGTACACTTTTTACATTGATTACCGCATGTTTTACAGCACCCGGTTGTTTCACTATTACAACAGCCTTGGCGGTTTGGATTATGTGCGGGTGCTGGGGGATGCTGAGGAAGGTTACAACCGCAGTTTTAGCGATGTTGAAAAAATGGCGGGCAGCGTGGAGGTGGGCAGTGCTGCAGATACGCAGTATATGCAAACGGCTATTACCCGTTACAACAGTTTTAAAAGCGATGTGGGTTACCGCCATACCAGTGCAGAAATTGTGGCGCTGCAGGAGCTGCTTAACAGTGGTTTTATTTGGCAGGTGTTTGCGCATGGTAACCGCCGTGTGTGGCTCACTAATAAGGCTAACCGCTTGCTGCAAAACAGCGATACCAAATTTAATTTTCCATTGGAATGGCGCTATGGCTTTACCGAAGTGGTGTTTACGCCACCTGCTGCGGCGCTGGGTGTGGGTGTTGATAGTAATACTTATGTGAGTTGCCCGGTTACGGCAAATTTGGTGGCGGCTTTTCAAACTTATGGCAGCGGTGGTACTATTGCGTTTTACGATATGAGCTGGGATGTTGTTGGTGCAGCAACATCTTACACTATGGAGTATAAAAAAAGCACCGATACAGCCTGGACGGTGGTTACCGGTATTACTACGGTGCCTTATGGGCTTAATGTGCCTGCGGGCTTTACTTATAACTGGCGTGTAAAAAGTGTTTGTGGTGTAGGGTATGAAAGCAATTATGTTAACGGCACAGACTTTACAAATTAATTTATGATTGGTATTGAAATAAATGGCGAGTTTTTAGATTTACCCACCACCTTTTTTGAGGTGGTGCGGAACAGCCCGTACATTACTAATGAGGAATTGCTGGGGGAATACAGCCTGCCTGTGAGTATACCCTACACTGATAAAAATTACCGGCTGTTAAACTATTACGGCAACCATTACAAAGCGCATAAAAAAGAAAGTATTGAGGGCGCATTGCACGGCGGCCCCAATTTTATGCACAATGGCAAACTGGTTATTGATGGGTTTGATAAAAATATGAATGTACCCGGCAGTCAGCTAACCACTGGTATTTTTACTTTTGGCATTAGCAGTTTTTGGCAAGATGTTAAGGGGAAGAAATTGACCGATTTAACGCTGGGCGGCACCCGCAATTTTACGTGGACTACTAACAACCCTTATGATGGCAGTCCGGGCTTTTGGCAGCATGTGCATGCGGTGGCATCGGCACCTATTGAGTATACTTTTGTACCTATTTATAATGATGGGTATGGGGATTATCCGGGGGATTTATCTTCTGCATCATTTAAACACATTGATTGGATGAATAAGCTGGATATGAATGCCCACAGCGTTTTATATTTTGCGGATATACAAAACGCTGTGAGTTTATGTCCTGCCATCAACATAAAATATTTATTGCTGCAGGCCATGCAGCAATACGGCTGGAAGATTGAAGGTGAGGTATTGGATGACCCTACATTTAGCAAACTATACAGCCAAAGTTTTAGGGGCATATATTGGTGCAATTACAGCACGGCCACCGGCTTTGTAAACATTTTTGTAAAGAGCAGCATTGATATTAACCTTGCTGAGCATGTGCCGGATGATTATACCATTGCTGATTTTATTATTGATTTAAAAAACCGCTATGGCATTTGTTTTAAGTTTGATACCAATACCAAAAAGTGCACAGCCCTTTGGCTTAAAAATGTTGTAGAAAATTCGGGGGTAGATTTTACAGCGTATGTGGGGGCGCAGGTAAATGTTAAAACAGATGCGGCCGTACGCAATATTAGTTTACGCAATGTGCAGGATAGCAGCGATAGTTATATTGCTGTAACTGAAAACGCCAGTTTTCCGCAAGAAGCTCCGGTAAGGGCATTGCGTAACCGGCCAGCGCCTGCTGGTATTGATGAGGGCAATTTTATTTATGTTTTTGAGGAAAACACCTGGTACCAGCGGGTAACTACCGGCGGTACTGCTGTTTGGCGCCGGGTGCTGGATAATATTGGCGATTATGTGGCAGCTGATGAAACAGAAAGCATTACCACCAAAATAAACACTTTTGCCATTAGTGAGCAGGTGGTAAGGGGGTGGAGTGGCCACAACTATTATGGTTATATGATGGCATGTAACCAACCTGGCAATTGGAAGCAAAACGAAATAATTACGCCGTTTACCATGCGCAGCTTTATTTGTCATGGCCCGCAGTTAGACAGGCGAGACGATAACACTACCGTTGAAAGCGCATACTACCCTTATGGCAGCTGCCACACCAGCGATAACAACGGTAACGATTTAGGCGGGTGGAGCAATATTTATAAATACAATTTTGGCGGGATTAACAATGGTATTTATGAAGCACAGCTGAAAAATTGGGTGCAAATATTTGCAAACACCGATGTTAGAACCTACACTTTTTTACTGCCGCTGTATATGCTGCAGCAATTAAAATTTGAGCAGGTAATTATTATAAAAAGTGTGCGCTTTTTAATTAAAACTATTAAATACACACTGCCATACAATGGCACAGCCATAGTAACCTTGCATAAAATGGATGCATAATGAAGGAATTAATAATTAACTGGCTTAATGGTAAACGCAATTACACAGTGGGCAAACTGCTGTACATGCAGTTTGGCAGCGATAATAATAAAAAAAAGCTGTTTGAAACCGCCAAGAGTGCGTTAACAGAAAGTGAGCTGCTTAAAACGCTGCAAAATTTACTGGTGGAAGATGAAATTATTGTGCGTAAAGAAGATGTGCAGCCATACGAGCCCATGCCAGAGGAAAAGAAAGATGATGTGCTGATGGCCTTACGCAGTGAGTGGATGCCTTTTTATACTGAAATGAATTATTTGCGGCATTCGCTGGATCCGTTGCTGGATGATGACAGCAGCGCCGCAGAAATTAAACGGGCTACCATTGCACAAAAAATATTAACGCTGGAAAAAAAGTGCAGGGCCGTGTGGGCAAAAAGGGATTATTATTTGCAGCACCGCAAACTGCCCGGCATTAGCACCACCAAAGAAATTGTGGTGGATGGTTTTAAAGCAGCAAAGCAAATTGAGAATATTAAAACTTATATACGGCAGTACCGTAAAAAGGTGAAAGATAACCCAAGCAACAGCAGGGCTGTTTTTCATTTACAAAGATTTCAAACAGAACTTAAACAATTAGAAGAAGTACATGGGGAGGCCTAAGTCTATAGAAACAAATATCGATGTACTACGCAGACATATGTTTGCTGATGATGGCGATTTGGTGCAATTGACGGATCAGCAGGAAAAATTAAAGCAAAAGCTGGAAACGATTTTAGAACTGAAAAGTTGCAACATGCTTAGCGATAAACAAATTGCAGAGAAGCTGGGTGAAATGTATTACATCGGTATTCATAGCGCTTATGATTATATAGGTAAGGCTGAAAAACTTTTTGGATATAGCCAGTTTTTAAGTAAACGTTACAGGATGTGGGGGCGCATAAATTTTTTAGAAGAAAAGGCTAAAAAAGCGTGGGATTATAAAGACACTCAAACAGCTGTTGAATGCGAAAAGTTACTGCAGAAATATTATATAGAATTTCCTGAATTAAACCGAAATGAAAAGCCGCATAAACTTGTGTTTGTTTATAAAGGCAATAAGCCTTTAATTGATGAGGAAATAAAAATAGAAGACGCTGAGTATACTATAATAAAAGCATTACAAAATGGAGGATGAGTTAATTATAGAATTAAATCACCCCCAAATTTTAGTGCATACGGTTAATGCAAATAAAACTGTTATTTTATGGGGCAGGGCAGGGGGAAAAACCAATGGTGTTTGGGGTCCACGTATTGAGCATATTTTCGAAAAAATGCCAGGCTGTCAAATGGGCTTTATTGTACCCACTTACGAAATGGGTGCAAAAAACATAATCCCAAATATTATTGGTTTTTGGGAAAATCAAATGGGATTAGTAGAAGGGGAAGATTTTGTAAACGGCATAAAACCGCCAGATGAGTGGGATAAACCAATAATACCTGTACCAAATTATAAAAACTGCATTACCAGAAGCAACGGCTGTGTTTTGGTGATGCTTTCGTTGGCTGTTGAGGGTGCCGGAAATGGTTTTAATTTGCAATCATTGGGTGGTGATGAAGGGAAATTTTTTGATGAGAAAAAAGTAAATGAAATTCGCCGGGCATTGCGTGGCTGCCAAAAGCAGTTTGGGCACTTACCTGAGTATTTAAGTGAATGGTACAGCAGCGATAAATACGGTGGCGATATTAATTGGATGTTACGGCAGCGTGAAAATTGTGATGATAAATTAATAAAATCAGTCGTTACAATGCAGCAAAAAGTTGATGATTTAAAACAGAGTAAAGGGAACAAAGAAAAAATAAAATATTATAATGATTTATTAATTAAAATTCGTAAAAATCTCACCTATGTTAGTGAGGCAAGCAGTTATGAAAACATAGAAAATTTAGGTGAAAAATATTTTGAAGATCAAAGGAAAATAAGCACTCCTTTGGAATTTTCAATTGCTATTGAAAATAAAGACCCCGATAAAGTAGAGCACTCATTTTACCCGAATTTTAGAGAGCACCATTATTACAATTTATATAATGATGTAGACCCAACGCTGCCGCTTATTATAGCCGCCGATTACCAATGGCGTATTAGCCCAATAGTACAGGCACAATACCGACTACTACCAGGCACTGATATAATGAGCCTTAATTTTAATTACAGTTGCCATACAGTTGCACCATTAGGCCTTATAGAAGCTGTTGATAAATGGTGCTATCACAACCGTGGGCACCAAAACAAATTGGTGTATTATGTATTTGATAAAACAGCTACTGTTAAGAGTAGCACAAGCGCACAGCCGTATGTATCAGTAAGCCAGCGGCTGCAGCAAAATGGCTGGCAAGTTGTAGAAATAAACACCGGAGATCAGCCAAAGCATGATGCTAAATTTAAAAGCATCAACAACCGTTTAAAAGATGAGGCCAACCATACCCCCATACGCATTAACACCAATGCCAATAAAGATTTAATTGCATCTATAAATAATACTGCCGCAAAATCATTAAACGGCAAAACTGCAAAAGACAAAAGCGCTGAATTAAACAAGTCAATCCCCGCAGTTAAAACCACTCACTATAGCGATACGTTCGACATGATTATACACGCCGATGATTTAGGCGTTATAACTGCAGAAAGCTCCAATGCTTTTTTTCCAACAGTCTACAACTAAACAATTTTATTGTATAGCCATCCACAGTGCGAGGTATATGGCGCACTATTGATCGTCATATATCTGTAAAAAAAATCTACGGACTAATTTTTTTTAG